CACCACGAAGCAATAGTCAGCCTTCTTAGAGGTTTACAAGGTGAATATGTAGCGCAACTGGTCGTAGAGACTAACACTGCCTTAATTCACCAACACCAGGGCGCAATTCAGTCCCTAAATGAAATTATCGAGACGTTTGATAAGCCTGAAGTGTTTATTGATGCGCTCGAAACCGAATAGCTGTTAACTCAGCTTACACCCAAGCCGCTTAATTGCGGTTTTTTTATGCGTGAACACCAAGCGAACACCCGCGACTACCGGACTCGCAAGACTCACAAAGGAAATACAAATGGCTTCAACTGAAGAAAGAAAAAAGCGAATTGAAGAAGCAGACAAGCTACTTCAAACGGGCTCGACTCCTGAAAATGAAAGTGACGGGAACACCGACCAACCACCGCAAGAACATAATGAGGACAGAACACCTGAGCAATCAGACTCTGAACAGTTATGGGAAACAAAGTACAAAACGCTCTCAGGCAAGTACAACGCCGAAACTAAGCGATTAAATGATGAAGTAAAAACTCTACGCTCGCGTTTGGAAGCACAATCACAATCTGGTGACGCTTCTCAATACACAGCAAAGATCAGCGAACTTGAAAAGCAAATCAACACATTGAATGAGCGATTGCAAAATCAACCGCAAAGCAGTGGCGAAGGTTTGACAGAAAGTGAGCATTATCAATATTTAGTCGATGAAGTTGGCGAGACATTTGCTCAAAAGATTATGGGCCTCATTAATGAGAAAGGTCGCTCTAGTGACAATGGTGATGTGCAACAGCTACGTCAGCAAGTCAACACTATGCAACAGCAAAACCAACAGACAGCCGCACAACAGAAGCTAGATACAATCTCAGCTATCTTGAAGCAGCAAGGCATTGATTTTGCGCAAGTGGATAACGACCCTCAATTTATGGATTGGTTAAATCAAGAGGAAGGGAAAAGCGGCCAGCCGCGACTTAACTTCATGCGTCAACACTTTGAAAACGGTGATATTGCGAAAGCCGCTGAATTTTATTCTGAATTTAAAAGCCAAGAACGCTCACAGCTAAAAAGCAACCCACTTGATGAGCACCTAAGCATTGATAACGTAAACGATGGTGATGCAAGTACCAATAACCAAGACTATTGGACGTCAGCAGAAATTAATCAGTTTTACGCAGACAAACGCAACGGTCGATTAAGTACTAAGGATGCCCAGCGCTATGAGCAATCATTAAATCTGGCTATTCAAGAAGGGCGCATAAAAGATTAGCGCCGAGTAGCCATTAATAGAGAAATTTATCATGGCTTATCCTAACGTTGCCGGTAGTCCGAACTATTCATCTACTGGCACTAACAAATTCATCCCTGCAGTTTGGTCTAACCGTTGGAACGACAAATTCTACGCTAACACCATGTACGAGGAAATCTCAAACACTTCATACGAGGGTTAATTTTTAGCTCTCATTAAATTGCGTGAATTGCTGGGACACCCTTAGAGCCAATTCAGCTACAGCGTAACTGGTAACGGTAAGCGCGAATGCTTAAAAATGAATTGGATTGGGCAATCAGCAGCCAAGCGCCTTAGGAATAAGGTGAAGGTTCAACGACTAGGAAGAGTAGGCCAGAACGGGCAAAATTCCCACGAGTGCGCAACACTTGCGAAATTAATGATTTAGGATACACTGTAAAGAAAAACAGGTATCTAAAATGCGTAAATTCAATATATCTAAAAGCCAACTAGAGCAGGAGTATAAAGAGTTGGCTTCAATGCTTAAAATAGCTAAAAAATACAGTGTATCTAAGAAGCTGGTAATGAATAGAATGAACGAGCACGGAATTTCTAGGAAACAGCCAAGCGCCGAAGAAACCACTAAAAAGATATTGCCTTTAGTTGAAAATGGTTACACCACAAAGGAAATATCAGAAAAGTTAAATCTGAGCCTAACTACCGTCACTAAGATGGCAAGAAGGGCAGATGTAAAGATTAAAAACACTTTTCACAAAGGCTATTTAATAACTCATAACGGTTACAGGATGATAAAGGCAAGCAAGCATCCATTTTGTGATAGTAAGGGTTATGTGCGAGAGCATCGTTTAGTCATGGAGAAGCACATAGGCAGATATTTAGAGCCTGAAGAGATTGTTCACCATGTTAATCATGACAAATTAGATAATAGAATTGAAAATCTTGAAATAACAGATTTAGCTACGCACACAAAAGAGCATCACACTGGCAAAACAGGCCGAGGTAAAAACGTGAAGCTCAAAGTAAACGCAAAGTGAAGATATAGTCTGGTCTTGCAGGAAACTGTAAGGAGTCTTGGATAAAGAGCCAAGAACGAAACCCGAAAGGGTGGAAACAAAACGGAAATCAAGGCTAAAGGTGATTCTGTAATCATCAATAACGTGCCTGATATTTCAGTGTTCGATCATGAAGATGATCAAGAGCTTTCTGTTGATTTACCTGAAGCAGCCAATACTAAGTTGGATATTGACCAAGGTCATTACACTAACTCACGTATGCCGGACGTTGCTAAATACCAGGCAAATCTAAACTTGATTGATGCATGGGCCGATGATGCAGCACGACAAATGAAAATTCGTGTTGATAAAAACGTCTTAGGCTCTATCTATACCGGCGCTTCTGCATTCAATGCGGGTGCAACTGCTGGTAAAGATACGGGCAATATCAATCTTGGTACAGGTGCGGCACCAGTTGACGTCACTAGCGCTAACATCATCGACTTCTTAGTTGAACGTGCGAGCGTTTGCTTGGATGAAACCGATACACCAGACTCTGAGCGCTTCATTGTGCTACCGCCTTCAATGTGTGCTCGCATTAAGACTTCTGAACTTAAAGATGCAAGTCTTTCAGGTGATGGTCAGTCTACATTGCGCACGGGCAAGGTTGGCATGATTGACCGTTTGAATATCTATTGCTCACGCCACTTAACTAACACTTCTGGCGTTTACGATGTGATATTCGGTCACAAGTCTGCAACTACCTTTGCTTCACAGATCACGGAAATGGAAGAAATCCGCAGTGAAAAGCGCTTTGCTACATTAATGCGCTCTTTGTTCGTGTATGGCTTCGATGTGATTTTAGCCGAGCAATTAGGTCACGCCAAGTTACGCCTGGGTTAATCCCAAGCTAACAAAGCAATAACAAATTCGCCCTCTTAATGAGGGCTTTTTATTTGGAGAGAGAAAATGCCAGCACCAAGAAAGCAAGCTGTAGCTGATAAGAAAGAAAGCTTCGGTTTCTACCAAAACAAAGAAGGGCGTGTCTTTACTGGCACCCGTGAAATTGCAAAACAAGCAAGAACCAATAAGTTTGGCTTAGTTCGCATCAGCAAGTCTATTTATGATGAAGCGATGAAGAGCAAATCGGGTATGACTGATCCGGTTGAAGAAGTTGAACTTGACGGCGATACGGAGTAAGTAAAAATGGCAACGACTAAGATTGTAGATATTATCGAGCGCTGTGAAATTATCACGCAAGACAAAACGAGCATCCGCTGGCCGAAAGCAGAGTGGTTGAAGTGGTATAACGATGCAATCTTATTCGTTGTTAATCGTAGACCCGACAAGTCAGTTAAAAACGTTGATTTTACAGTGGACAGTACCAACTCAAAGCAACAACTGCCAAGTGATGCGCTAAAACTATTCACGGTATTGCGCAATGTGGCAAGTGGTAGGCCCATTAGAAAGATACGCCGCGAAATACTCGACGATCAGTATGATGATTGGCATTTGCAAACCGGAGCGAACATTGATCATTATGTTTACGATGAGCGTGATCCGACTAGTTTTTACGTCTATCCAAGGCCAACAGCCGCAAACCATGTGATAGAGATCATGTACCCGTTTGCGCCAATAGCAGTAACAATCGCTAACTTTGAAACTGATGTGCAAACCATTGCTATTGATGATTCGTTCTTAAACCCTATTCTTGATTTTATGCTGTATCGCGCTTACACCAAAGACGCTGATTACGCAGAAAACGGCGCAAGGGCTCAAGCTCACTTTGCAGTGGCGCAGCAATCCCTTGGCGAGAAAACCCAAGTAGACGCTGCAACATCGGGCAAAGAAGGTCGCAATGGCTAACTTTAAGGACTACACCAAGTTCGCAGCGAGTTATTGCTCTAATGTGCCAACATTGGTCTTTGCTCGCGCCATGCTTACGGCAAGTCGTCAATACTTCACCAAGACACAAGCCTGGCAAGAAAGCTATGAGATAGCCCTATTGCCTGATGTGAATGAGTACGAAACGCCTTTGCCGTATGACTGTGTGGCTATAGATACGGTTATCAGTGCAACGATAGACGGTAAGCCACTGCATGCAACCACAAGCAGCATGAGCACAGCAAGCAACACGAAAAGCACCCCAACACTATTCATGAACCCCAACAAAGACTTGGTTATCTTCAGCCCAACACCGGCTAAAGCTGGACTTGTTGAGATAACTTACTCGCTTAAACCATCCATAGATACCGAAGAAATGCCGGACGGTTTATTTGATGATCACTTTGAAGGGCTTATCGCTGGCACTGTGTTTGAGTTAAAGCGTATGCGCGGTAAAGATTGGTCTGATCCTGCTGGGGCCGGTGATTTCTTAATTGAGTTCAATGCCTTTATTGACCAAAAACGTATCGAGTTGATGCAAGGCAATAACAACGCTGAACTTAGAATTGACTACAGTATGGGTAACTACTAGTGCAACTACTTATCGAACAACCGGCGGGTATGATCCCGTTAATTGAGGCGTCAAAACTACCAACAAACAACGCTATCAAAGCGGTTAATTGCCGCTTTGATAATGGTAGCCTTAAGCCTTACGCCGGTTTGAAGGATGAGATAGCGAACCTAGCGTCAAACACGCAAACTATTTTTTACTATGATGATTTGCATTGGTTTAGTTGGGATGATGAAGTTCACGCCGTTGATTCACCTATTAACAACGATGCTTACAGTCGCGTTTATTTTACAGGCGATGGCGTGCCAAGAATGACAGTCAATTCTATCGCTACGGGTAGCGGCGTGATGCCTGTCCTCTCTTATCGTATGGGCGTTCAGCAACCTGTCTCACCTAACATTGTAAGCACTAGCGATAATGAACAGAACGATGAGCTGCAAAGCGATGATATAACAACCTTCTACGTGATCACTTATGTCAATGAGTACGAAGAAGAAAGCATGCCCAGCGCATTGAGCACAGAAGTAACCAAGCAAAACCCTGATGCTATTGTAAATCTTGGCTTTGAAACCATTGGCACTAATGATCAGAACATTGTTAGCCGCCGCATATACCGCATTGCTGATGATGCTTTTCGCTTAGTGGCTACCGTGCCTATTGGCATAGAAACCTACGCAGACAGCAAAAAAGACAATCAATTGGGTATTGTGCTCGACACCTTCAGTTTCGCAGAGCCATTGCAAACAATGAAAGGGTTAACGCCAATGGCCAACGGTATTTTAGCTGGTTTTAGTGGGCGAACCGTTTGTTTTAGTGAAGCGTTTTTGCCTCATGCCTGGCCTATCGATTATCAGCAGACAACCTCTGAAGAAGTGGTGGCGATGAAGGCCATCGGTAATAGTGTGATTGTCGCTACCAAAGGAAAGCCTTATTTATTTACGGGCGTTTCTCCTGATGCTATCAGTGCAGAGAAGATAGAGCTTGCCCAGGCGTGTGTCTCAAGCCGTTCGATGGTCGATATGGGTGAATATGTCATTTATGCAAGTCCTGACGGTCTGGTGGCTATTAGCGCATCTAACGCGAGCATTATCACACAAGGCTTATTCAACAAAAAGAAATGGGCAGAATATAGCCCTGAAACAATTCATGCTGAACACTATGAGGGCAAATACATTGCCTTTTATGGTAACAGTCGCGGCTTTATATTTGACCCGCAAAGCAAAAATTTCATTGAGCTCGATTTCTACGCGCAAGCGATGTACAACGATTTGCTTACCGACACCTTATTTTTGAGTGTAAATGATAACCTTAAATCATTCGATGAGTCGTTAACCTCACTTGCGTTCGAGTGGTCCAAGTCTATACGCCTTGATTATCGCCCTTCACCCTCATGCGCTTACGTTGATTTAGAAAACGCCGGTAATGTGAGCTTTAAAGTCGTAGTTGATGGCGCTGAAATACTCAACTATTCAAACCTTGATGGAGTCGGTATTAATCAACTGCCAGGTGAGTCTCCTGTTTTTCGTTTGCCAGCATTGCGCGGTAAAGAGTGCGTGATCACCGTGGGCGGCACAGGCGAAGTACACCGCATTGCATTAGGTAGTAACATGAAGGACGTTCAGTTTGGCTAACATTAAACGCATTAAACATGCTGCCATACCAAGAGGCAACGACAAAAAAGCCATTAATTCACTGACGACCATTGCTGAAACCTTGATCGGAGCGAAAGGCGATACACTTGAAAAGGCGGTAACTTTTCGTGACTTGCAAACACTCGACCTTGTTACGGTTAGGAACGCATTAAACGGCGGTGGGTTAATATTTGAGCCTATAGAACCTGGCGATGATGAAGGTATTGAACTTCCAACTAAGCCAACTAATTTTACCGCAACCGGCGGCTTTACTTCTATCTTGTTGCGATGGGATTACCCAAGTTACACAGGGCATGC